CTTTATAGTGAAGAACTAAACGATCATGCTCATCGGGATCTTGATGTAGCTCAGCCCCAATTAAAATAAGTTCCATATCAGATGCTTTAGGAAACGACGCAACAAAGTCACTATCTTTTGCGTTAGAGTTCCATACAAAATTCTTTTGTGCAGGGGTTCCTGAATAACTAGTTGCCATATGGAACCCTCAAAACAGTGCCTTCTTCAATATCAAATGGGTCTTGAATTTCCGGATTGATATCCAAAATTTCCCACCAATACTTAGCCCCTACACCAAAAACTTCAGCAAGGTTAGATAGATTATCTCCGTTTTTCCAAGTGTAAGTAATGTAGTTAACTTCTTTGTTATCAGCAAAACGTCTAAAAACAGATATAACAAACCCATCAGTGTACTTATCTGGAGTCTGAGTTAAAGAACCGTCGTAATATCTAGAAACTCTTTCTATCATTTTTTATCCATTCTGAGTGCTAGCTAAGTATTCTTTAGTTGATGCTACAGATGCGCCTGTTCCAAAAGCTTCTGTTTCATTCCAAAGAGCTGGATAACGAGCAAATGTAATGTTGACAGTACTAAGCATAGGCACCATGTTTAAATCAAACATTGCGTGGTTTACTGAAAAACTTGCAACAGATCCATAATACCGCAAGTTTTCATTTAAGACTAACCAGCAAGGCACACCAGTTGTATACCCAAAGTCAGCAGTAGCACCTTTGTACTTTGTGCTTAATAATAGAGATTCCTTTAAAGGATCTCCATTTAGTACTCTATACAAAAATTCAATATCATACTCTGTACCGCGATTTAAAATACCTTGTTTTTCAATCTCAGTAAGATCTCTTCCGTAAACCTGCGCTTCAGAGAGTGTTGGATTCTTTAAGCGCAAATATTTTAAATCAGGTATGCGGTTAATATATACCTCAACACTAACAGCAGAGTTACCTGTAAGTAAGGTAGCAGGATCACTTGCTCCTAATGTCCAATCGACAGAATTATTAGATGAACTTTGGTACCCAAAAGTGGAAGGATTATACATAAACCTAAAACCCCATTGATTCGTGGCTCCCTTGGCAGAAACTAGTTCTTTTAACTTATCTGGATTTTTGTTTAAAACAGCAGCACTATTTACGTCTTGAAAAATTCTTCCACGGTCTTTTTCTGAAAAAGCGGGAACAATATCATAAGCTGGATTAGATTTGTAATCAACCCGTTCTCCAAAAGATGGGCCTCTTGCGTCACGATGAGGAGGTGGATTCCATCTAGTATCTCCTTTAGGAGGAGTTACAGTAGTAATATCTTTTAAGCCATTACCACTAGAGGTATTGTCACCGCATGCCGCATTTGATTTAGCAGCAATCATCTTATTAGTTACGTTCTTCTTAGTCCAATCAGCTAACTTTGTCTTTGAAGATAAAATACTCGCAACTGGTTCTTTAGAAGTTTGAGTACACATGTCGCCATTTTTTGTACATGTCCAATGTGCTTGGTAACCTTTACCGCCATACTGTGGAGTCTTGTAATTTACAACAAAGTTCCACAACTTAGTGCACTTGTCCCAAGTATAATTTGTTAAAATTTGAATTTGATTTGATGCTAAAATTGTGTTTTTTTGTAGCTGAGGGGTTTCTCCGTACAGTTCTTTGATGACTGCTTGGATAGCAACTAAAGGAAAAACAGGAGCAGTAACTACTGTTGTCCAAGTAATACTAGGTACAGCGTTATTTGGCGTACCCCAATTGATTTTATTATCAGCTATCTTTGTCCAGTTAGGACTAGCATCGCTTTTCCACTGAATTGCTACCGTAGGTGTGGCGATTACGTTTGTGTTTGTAGTTCCACTCTTACGACTAAAGCTAACTTTTAAACGTCCGTTATCATTTGTAAGAGCACCTTGTGTAACAAAGCTAACTTGAGCAGCACTAGTGTTTGCGGCAGCAGTAGTGCTTGTAGTTAAACCGTTGGCTAGCCCGTTGTTTTCATTAGTGCCTGAGTTAGGAGAAACAAGTTGACCATCAAAAGTTCCGTCAGCACCTGTAGCTACCCAAGTAGCAAAATTGCTTATAGTAGTAGCATAAACTTCAACTAAGTAGTAGACGTAAAATTTAGTGTTTGTTTTATGGTTAGCATCTCTAATTTGTGTATTGCTCATTATGTACTGGGCTGATAACCTACCCTCTTCATCTTGATAACGACGAACGTTTGCGTAGTAGTATGTAGCCATTAAAGCGCACTTCCAATCTGCTTAAGAACACTACTGTCGGTAAGTTTTTTACCTACTAATCTTACTAGACGATCTGCTTCTTGGACACTTCCTTGAGCAATATTTACCTTCATTTGTAGATTAATAACTACATTGCCTGATTTAGAACCTGTTGAGCTTGCACCACCAAGATTCATTTCTTGTACAGGACCACCAAGATCTTCATTAAAACCGGCTGAACTTAAAGAAGAAGTAAGAGCAGGACTTGAAAGCTGTGTTAAATTTTTAGCTTTAAATCCTTTAATAGCAGCTTTTTTAGCTGCCCAATTAGATTGAGGCCCAATTGCTGTAGGTCCAGCTGGTGCGGAAGATTTCATGTTTCCGTTAATAGGGGATGCAGGGGCACCACTTAAGTAGGGAGCCGGATTAACTTTAACGCCACGTTCGTTAAGAATTTCAAAATGAAGGTGGGCACCGGTAGAGTTACCTGCACCTGCTTGCCCCTTCTTTCCTCCAGACCGACCAATAACTTGTCCTGCAACAACTTTTTGTCCTTTATAAACACTGACTTGTGACATGTGTGCGTAACGAGATGAGGTGCCGTCTTCGTGCTTTACTTCAACCCAACGACCGTAACCCTTAGCTTCATTTCCCATAATACTAATCACGCCATCTGTAACGGCTGTTAAAGCAGTACCTGATGGAGTACCAAAGTCTATACCTTTATGGTTAGAAGAAATTTGTGGGTTTTGAGAATTATCTCGTGGACCAAAAGGAGAAGTAATTGGGGTTGCTTTTGGTACGGGGCTAGCAAACGGAGTTGGTACTTTGTCTTCTTGAGGTCCGCCAACACCTAGGTTACCATGATCGTGTGGACCACCTGTCGCTGCGCCGTATAGCGCACCTAAACTAGTACTAATTCCAAAACCTATTTGTCCTAAACCAGGGATCGCATTAAATATCGCTGTTGCACCAGCAGCCATACCAGCATACTTTGCGGCATTACCTGCACGTGAGCGCATGCTTCCTTTAGTGCTTCCGCTTTGAATTGCACTTCCCGCAACTGCTGCGGTAGTTCCAATTACTCCACCCTTTAAAAGCGTTGTACCTGCTTTACCAACAAGAGGGGCGGCACCCTTTGCTTTACCTAAAAGTCCAGCAAGGCCTGCACCGCCACCAGCCCTAGACAATATTCCAAAAGCTATAAGAGCTGAGGCAGCACCTGATAATGCGCTGACAAATCCAGCAATAGCTGCACCCATATTTCCTGCGTTAGGAAGAGTCTGTAAAATTCCTTTAAGAGTCATTAGGCCATCATTAACTGGGCCAAGAGTATCTGCCATAACACTGTAGGCATCATTTAGAGCCGCAGTAGTGCGAAGAGAAACGTTATATCCGCCAACTAAACCCTCTTCAGTTGATTCAAGTTTTCTATTTTCGCTAGAGTTAAATCTAAAATTAGAACGAATAGGGGAGCTTTTATCTACACCCAATACGTTAAGCATTGAATTTGGATCTTTACTCTGCATTGCAGAGCTAAACTTCTGATCGCTACCCGCACTAGCACGGGCAATAATACCCGATTGAATCATCTGCATTAACTGAGCGTCGCCACCAGTAATCTGCTGAAGAGTTGCGTAACCCTTACTTCCGGGGTTCATTACGAGAGCAGCCTGTTGTTTTGTAATCTTTTGCCCACGGTACAAGAATCTGTACACATCGTTAATAATTTGATTAGGTGGCTTTAGGTTGCCTTGAGGGTCACGAATTTGTACGCCGGCACGTAGAAAACTCATGCCGTTCATTCCCGCCACACTTGCTGCAGCTGCTTCATTACTCATACCAGACATAGCACTCATACCACCAATTTGTGACATGATGTTTCTAGAGCTTAATGAGCTAGCTGTGTAACCACCTTGATAGGTTAAATTCATTGCAGCCATGGTTGGACCCATAGCGCTTGTTGCTCCACCACCTACTTGACGGTTAGCTTGCGTAATTGCTTGGCGTGAAGACATGCCACTAAGCCCAGCATAAGTATCTGCACCCATGCGCTGTGTAACTGCAGCCATAGTGTTAGGTGCTACGCCCATATAAGTGCTTGCACCAAAACCTGCTAAACCTATACCCATCCCAACTTTTTCAGCACGGGTAAAGGAACCAAGACCAAGACGTCCAGCGCCTGAGCTATTAGCCGCTATTTTATTTGTAGCAGCTTCGGTATCTTTAAAAGAATCATACAACTTATCAACTATAGAGTCAACAATTTTTTCGACTTGTTTAAAGTATTTAATAAGGCCCTTAGGCATTCCTTCAAATTCAAGGTCACTGCCCATAGATGCAAAAGGGGTTGGCGCAGCATCTGATGGCTCAAACAAATTTTGATTTGCCATTTAAATCACCGCCTTATTCTAGCCGTAGCTCTTTCTAGCCAATTTATACGCTCCCTAAGACTTAGGTTGCGTACTTCGTTTAGTGTCCACCCTGGATAGTTCTGAACTAATAAGTCCTGCACATCCATAAGTAGTTCGTAGTCAATCTCGTTAACGAAACAATTCCGCTAAAGTTAGCGGAAGCGGTACCTCCGCGCCGCAAGACTGACATGGGATCTTAATTTGACTGAGTTGTGGGCCTGGGTTGCGGTTTGTAATCTCTTGAAGAATATCTCTACGGTCTTTAAGACTCAGTTTTCTAACGTCATCCATACCAAGGACTGGCGCACCGTTGATAGATTCAACACAGTTTTTCAGAAGAATTGTATCTAATTCTGCTGAAGTTTTGTCAGTAGAAGTTACGATAGCTTTTTGAGTGCTTCCTGTAGGAAGGCTAACTACGACTTCTCCAACCTTACACTTAACTATAAATGTGTGTTCTCCGTCAAGTTTTTTAAGGGGCACATCCCTAGTCAAGTCTACTTCAAAAACTTGTTCTACTTCACAGCTTGGGCATGCTCCAGGCCCTAATCTAACATCAGAACCAAAAGTAGCCTTTCTAATTGCTAGAAGTAGTAGCTCACGATCACCTGCATAAAGAGCATCTAGTGTCTCTTTGTTAGCTGGTTCGTCGCCAATCTTTACTGTTGCTCTTTCAAGAATTGTTAAAAGAGCTTTTCCTGGGTCAGAAATCTTAGAGATAATCTCTTCGTCTAGTCCAGTTAACTCTCTAACCTCTGCTGTAGAAATAAAGCCATTGATTGGATCTAGTAGTCCACCCAATAGTTCTACATCTGTATCGGGCGGTGGCGTAGTAGTTACCTTAGGGGCACCACTAGCCACCACCTGATCAGAAGGTTTCATAGCTTTACGAGCTAAGTCATTTGCTAAAGCCGGGTCGATTGTCGCATTTATAACGGTATCTGTAGTCATATTATTTACCTATTCTGTAGTTAAGAAATTTCTTTAGCTGTATTGGTTAGTTCATAGCCTTTTGCGTAGGCAACATCAAATCCTTCATGCACTAGAGACATTTCTTCTACCATAAGGGTATTAGCTCCTGCGTCTAGATTGCTGTAAGACAGCGATGTAATCCAAGCGTTGTAAACTTTAAAGCGAAGTGATGTATGCTGATCATAAGGAGTACTTGCTTGAACCTGAGTTGCTGCAGCACCTGTACTCGCTTGTGGATTTGGATGGCTCAAAACCTGAATGTCAATGTTGCAACGGAATCCTGCGCCAACACCTTGGGTAACACTTGGGGTGATAACTGAGAATAAACGTTTCATCCACGCCATATTTGATTCTTGACCCAACATTACTCCCTTAGAAAGGGTGATTGGTGTAAACGCTGATTGACCAGGGATCTGGTGGACGTTCGTATTGTATCCACCTTCACGATAGGCAATCGGTTCAGTAGTTACGCTAAGACCTGATAGAGAAACAAACCCCATCTTTGCTGGCTTAACTGTGTCTTTCCAATCAGCAGTTGGTTGAAATGTAACTAAGAATCTAAAATTACGGACTGGGTCCGTCATTAAGGTACTTAGTGTATTTGTTATTGCGGCCATTTTTTATTTATCTCCTTTACGCTGATGCGTTTCCGGTTAGTTGTCCAAGCTTAATGACAACAAACTCTGCTGGGTATTCAAGCGCAACACCGACTTCAATGTTAACTCTACCGGCTTGAATTTCGGTAAAGGGATTGTTAGTACCATCACACAAGACATAGAATGCTTGACTTGGGTTTGTTCCTCGTAGGCCATTGGCTTCCCAGTAGGTGCGTAGGAAACTATTTAGTGTATTATTAATTTGAGACCATAGCTCTGAATCATTGTTCTCAAAAACAGCAAATGAGGTTAGATCTTCCATAGACTTCTTAATGTAAATTAAAGAACGTCGAAGATTAATATAGCGATTATTTGGCGTGTTGTCTAGAGTACGACCACCCATGATAACAATACCTGCACCAGGTACCTGGCGGATAGCATTGATAGGGTCTACGCTTGTATTAATAGCATCAAGCTCAGCGTTAGTAAACAGGTGCTCAGTAGATACGGCTAGAGCCATAACATTCTGTAAACCTGCTGGAGTCTTTGCTGGACCACGGGCTGCATCAGTAGCAAGGTACTGACCTACTACACCAGCACCTGGAGCCTGTAGGCGAGTTACGCCAATGCCCTTAGTTGGATCTGGAATGTTGTACCATGGATAATAAGATGCAGCAATGTTTCCTGTATTGTTTGCAGCAAAAACAGCTGAAGTAGCCGTAATTTGTTCTTGCGCTGCAGCAACTGATAGTCCAGAAGGAGTATCAACAACAACAAACGCATCAGCACGATCAGCAGCATATGCTACTGCATCACCGTGAATTTGTGCAGTTAGTGTACCTGTTGCAGCATACGGCGCGTCTGCTGCGTACATAACTATGGGATTAACTACAGAATCAAATGTTGACCATGATGCTTCATAATCTGTACGAACAGGGGCTGCTCCGTCAGCTCCACCAGTAATTGCTAGTGCTGCAGAAGTTACTCCTGGGAACTTAGTTGCATCAAACCCTGTAGATCCAATAGTAATTACAGATGTAGGGTTAGAGTTAATAACTGACCGCACAAAGTTTCTATCTGTAGATGTCATACTTAGATCACTATAGGATTCTACCAAACTAGTTGAAGTTGATCCGCCAACAGTATTTGTTTGATAAACTTCAAGAACAAAACGGCTAGATGTTCCACCAGCTTTAATAGCTACAGAGTATGCAGAAGACCATGCTCCTGGGTTAACTGCAGTAACTGTAAAGACTGGGTTTGGAATAGTAGTTACTGCAACTGTTGCTACTCCAGAAGCACCTGTAACAGCAGTGCCAGTAGCAGCGCTTGTAACAGTAAACTGTGAGCTTGAACGAGACGCAATAGTTACGCTTGTTAGGTTAAATGCTGATGTTGAAAGACCTGTAATAGATACAGTTTGTCCAACAGCATAGGTGTTAGTAGCGGTGTATGTAATAGTTCCTGAAGATGCAGAAGCTGCGGTAACAGTTGCTGTAACGTTGGTGGTAGTTCCAGGTCCATCATTAACTACTACTGAACCTGTTGCTGAACTTGCACCAATAACACGCTTTACGTATAGGTTACGGCCGCCATTAGCAAAAA